ATGCTGGCATACTAAGCAATAAGTCTGGCGAGAGTGTTGCAGGTCTTATTGATCTAATGAAGAGCCGTGATTTTACAGCGACTCGTAAATGGGTTGCTGAAAATGTCGATGTCGATTCTGCTGTTCTGTATCGTCAATTGTATGATACGTTACCGTCTAGAATCAATACCACCCAGAGCATTGCTGATGCTATTATCATTCTCGCTGAGTATCAATACAAGGAAGCGTTCGTGGCAAACTCAGAGATCAATCGTGTTGCCGCACTTGCTACACTTATGGCAGAGATTGACTGGAAATGAGGCTATTCAAAAAGGCAAAGAAGTGTTTTCTATGCGAATCCGAATTAGATAAATTTTCTGGTGAGATCGTGTACAAATATGAAGCAGGTGAAGGCAAGGTTGAGCTTTGTGGTCCCTGCATGGATAAAATAGAGGAGACACAAAATGAGCAAACCCTTTGATTATGTAGCCTCTATCAACAGTAGCAAAAAGAATATGATGCGAGATAGTGAGAATGATGAGTTGAGTGAGAAGGGCTATGAGCCTTGGCTTACCAATAACGCATTATCTTACTTTCCCGATACGATTCTTTATGCTAATGAGATGAATATGTACCACCAACTCGATAAGCGACCCCAATACGAGTATCTTATAAATACTATTAGACCTAAGAAGCGTTGGTCAAAATGGATAAAGAATACTAGTAATGAAGAGCTTGAATTGATATGCGAGTACTACGGCTGTAATAGGATTATCGGTCAAGAGTATCTATCTTTGTTGTCTAGTGAACAAATCAAAATTATAAAACTAGAACAAGATACTGGTGGTATTAAAAATGAATCTAATAGAAGAACTCGTTGAGGTAACTTTACCAAGTGAAGAAAGTTTCCTTAAAATCAAAGAGACACTAACACGCATTGGTATTGCCTCTAAGAAAGAGCAGAAACTATTCCAATCGTGCCACATCCTTCACAAGCAAGGCAAATATTACATTGTCCACTTCAAAGAGTTGTTTAAGCTTGACGGCAAAATCAATGACTTCTCTGAAGAAGACATGGGTAGAAGAAATACTATCGTGACCCTACTTGCAGAATGGGAACTAGTAAAGCCTGTAAACTTAGAACAAATCAAAGAGCCTGTTGCTCCACTATCTCAGATCAAGATACTTCCATATAAAGAGAAGCCTGAATGGGAATTAGTAGCGAAATACAGCATAGGTAAAAAACGATAATTTGATAAGGAACACTATATAATGATAGCACCACCAACACAGTCGCTAAAAATCTACAAACTATTTGATGAAGCCCATTTGCCAATCTATGGTACTAAGTGGTCAGCCTGCTTCGATCTATCTGCATCGATTCGAGAGCAAGACGAAGTGACCATTATGGGCGCATCAAACAATCCAACAAAGAGAAAACTCACAAACGGATTCATTCCACTTTATGCAGGTGAAAGATGCCTAGTTCCTACTGGGTTAATTTTTGATCTGGATCAAAATCAATCGCTTAGAATACACCCTAGATCAGGACTTGCTTGGAAACAGGGAATAAGCATAGCTAATTGTGAAGGTGTAGTCGATGCTGATTATGTCGAGCAGTCCTATGTTATGCTTGTCAATGTATCAAGAAACCCACTAGAGATTCGTGATGGAATGCGAGTTGCTCAAGGTGAGATCATCAATACTCCTAACAGACCAGATATGTATGTTATTCAATCAAAGCCTGTTCAGAAAACAGACAGAAACGGTGGCTTCGGATCAACAGGTAAATCTCACGATGAGTTAGGAGGCTACATAGACGATAAGGGCGTATATCGTTATCCAGAATTCTTATAATTAGGGGTTGACAAAGCCTTAATTGTTTGATATAATAGTACTTCAAATCAAAGAGGTGTATAGTATGAAAATTATAATGACGTTAATTGCGGCCATAGTGTTATCTTCCTGCTCAAGTGTAGACGCTAGAGATCAAAGTCCAGCAAGACTCCTACAGTGGGTAAAAGTCTGTGAATATGTTCAAATTCCTGTATACGGTATGATTGATCGACCAGCGTCAGACTCAGAAGTGTTCGTTGGACTTCTTATTGGAGGAGCTATAGGTAATCAGTTTGGTGGTGGTAATGGCAGAGACGCTATGACTGTTCTCGGTGCTCTAGGCGGTGCGTCTAAAGCCGGACAGCGTAAGAGAGAGCGAGTGATCACAGGATATACTACTGAACGTAAATGTTGGAGCGAGTGGCAGTAGTGTGAATATAAGTTACAGTTATGACCAGTATGCATAAAAGTAATGTAAAAAAGTAACATTATTATCATAAATCATGGTTAAGTTTGTATAAATAACAGTGTAAGATGCCTGATAAGGGTCTTATACAAACTTAACCTTGCATTACTTTTTGGAGGTCTAATATGACTTATTTGCAAAGCAAGTATGATCCGTTGAACACACTTGGATTTGATAGAATTTTTGATCAATTGTTGGCAAAGCCAGCTACAAAACAGACATCATATCCACCGTATAACATTACTAAAGAGAGCGAGACAACGTATGTCGTTGAATTAGCTCTAGCAGGATTCTCAGAAGAAGAGATCGATATCACGGTAAAGGATTCGATTCTCACCGTAGAAGGTACTTCAGAGGACTCGGCAGAGAAAGAGTATCTACACAGAGGTATTGCCGCAAGATCGTTCAGTCGAACATTCACACTTGCTGATACCATCGTCGTGACAGATGCTACTTTCAAAGACGGTATCTTAGGCATTACGCTAGAAAATGTAATACACGAAGAAGATAAGCCTCGAAAGATCGCTATCAATGCTTCGGTTGAAGAGAAACAATTTCTTTCAGAGTAACATAAAGAAGTAAAGCAGTACATGGGTGAGTCACATATTGTGGCTCATCTAATTAAACACGACCATAACAGGAGCAATAGTAAAAGTGAAAAAAGCACTCTCTTACCTTAAGGCTAAGAGTTGCGATGGGTTCTTTTGTGAACTAGTTTCGACTTTAATGATGTTAGTAGTAAGCACATACGTAATCGCTTATAGCTTAATCAGTATCTCTTAGATTAAGGATACATAACAACCGTCAAGATATTCTTGACAAACCCTCATAACTTGTGTTATAATAACACATTACAGAGAGGACTACACTATGAATTTTATTGAAGATTTACCTGAGTTGTATAAACGTGACAGTAAGGGCAAAGTACGAATTTGGTGTATCGAAGTTGGATATTCTAATGACGACTATGCAGGTACAAGAACAATTGCCGGTCTCAAAGATGGCAAGAAAGTCACAAGTGAATGGAATATCAGCGAAGCCAAGAATGTTGGCAAGATCAACAGTACTACCGCTTACACCCAAGCCCAAGCAGAAGCAAAGGCTATCTGGGATAAGCGCCTTGAAAAAGAATATTTTCTGAACATAACCGAAATAGACTCATACGACAAGTTTGAGCCTATGCTGGCTGCGGACTATACAAAGACAAAGGTCCAAGTATCATCTGGATTCAGTCAACCCAAGCTAGACGGCATTCGCTGTATAGCAAACTCAAAGGGATTATGGACACGAAGCGGTAAGCCTATCAATAGCTGTCCACATATCTGGGATGAGATCAAAGATGTCGTAGCACTCAATCCCGCTATTACATTAGATGGTGAGTTATATAATCATGAATTGAAAGAAGACTTTAACAAGATTGTTAGTTTAGTTAGAAAGACTAAGCTGTCAGATCAAGGTATCGAAGATTCTAAGCGTTTGGTACAATATCACGTTTATGATGTTTATGATAGTAATGAGCCTGATACTACTTTCTTTCTAAGAAGCGAACGTCTAAAGATGGAGTCTACCAGACCTGGATTCTTTGACAAGTATTTACATCTAGTGCCTACCACTTTCTGCGATACTCAAGATGAGCTGGATGAGTTATATGCCTCTTATATGTCTGATGGTTATGAAGGTCAGATGGTTCGACTTGATGAGAAGTACGAATGTAAACGATCTAAAAGCCTTCTCAAAAGAAAGCAGTTTATCACAGAAGAGTATGATGTAGTGACTGTCGAAGAAGGACTAGGCAATTGGTCTGGACACATCAAGAGATTTGTTCTCCGACTGCCAGATGGCACGACTTGCGGTGCTGGAGTTAGAGGTACGCAGACTCAGATGAAAGAGCTTTTTGAGTCTAATGAAACGCCTACCTGGGCAACACTAAGATACTTCGGACTTACACCTGATGGAGTACCAAGATTTCCAGTAGTGGTTGATTACGGTGTTGGTGAGAGAGTCGATTAGTATTGACAAAATGTTTCTTATAATGTACAATGTTTCTTATATTATGCAATTTTTATTTGGAGTAGTAATTTGAGTTTTTATACTTGTGTGAATCGATACGGCAATAATATGCTGTATCGTGGTTATGATGATCAGGGCAAAGCTGTTAAAGCTAGAATGCCGTTTGAGCCTACTATGTATCTTGTGTCACAGAAGGCCACTGGCGAGTGGAAGACTCTTCAGGGTCAGCCAGTTGAGCCTATCAAGCTAGATTCAATGTCTGAAGCCAGCGACTTCGTTAAGAAGTACAAAGATATTGATAACTTTCAGGTTCACGGTAACTCAAACTTTACTGCTCAGTTCTTGAACAGTAAGCACCCAGGCAAGATCGATTATGATTCTAAGCTGATCAATGTTGGCAACATCGATATTGAGGTTCAGTCCGATGACGGCTTTCCAGAACCAGATCAAGCTAAGTATCCAGTTACTGCTATCTGCTACAAAAGCAGCCAACTAAACGCTTACTATGTTTGGGGTACTGGCGACTATGATGTATCTAAGACAGAGCTAGAGCTAGATGGCGCAGAAGTTCTTTATGTAAAGTGTGCTGGCGAAACTGATCTTATGTTGAAGTTTCTGAACTATTGGATGCATAACTGCCCAGACATTATTACTGGTTGGAACATTCGACTATTTGATATACCGTATCTAATCAAAAGAACAGAGAATATTCTCGGTAAAGAAACTGTGAAGAAGTTCTCTCCTTTTGGCATCACAAAGTATCGTCAGATTGCTATCAAAGGCAGAGATATGGATGCTTATGAGATTTACGGTGTACAGCAAGTAGATTACTATGACCTCTTCACGAAGTTCGGATTCACTTACGGCACTCAAGCCTCATACTCTCTAGATCATATTGCCTCTACTGTTCTCGGTGAGAAGAAGCTATCTTATGCAGAGCATGGATCATTGTTTGGTCTATATAAGTCTAATCACCAGAAGTTCATCGACTATAACATTAAAGATGTCCAGTTGGTTGACAAGATCGATAAGCAGACTGGTCTTATGGATCTAGCCTTAGTTATCGCATACAAGGGTGGTGTGAATTACGCTGATACGTTTGGCACGACAGCCATATGGGATTCTATCATCTATCGTTATCTTAGTGCTAGAAATATTGCTGTGCCACCATCTTCTGCTAAACGCAAAGACCCGTATCCCGGTGGTTATGTAAAAGAGCCACGAGTTGGTATGACTGAGTGGGTCACTTCATTCGATTTAAACTCTCTATATCCTAATCTAATTGTCCAGTACAATATGTCGCCAGAGACTCTACTCAACGGTGGTGGTGACTTTACTATTGGTGGCGTAGATCACTATCTGAACAATGAGTTGACTGAAGATGCTAGAGCGATGGATGTTGCAGTAG